TTTGGATTTAATACACTAGCATACAACGTTTTTGTGCTAATATTTTGTAATGCTCTATCTCTATTACGCACATAAAAGTTTAATTGATTGTCAAATCCTTTATGTACTACTAATCTTTGTTGATTCATAGGTCTGTTATCCACTTTTATTCCATCCGTAGTCAATACCAAGTCTACGGACTGATAATTTAATATATATAATGTTTTGCTACTTGCATACGACATAAATTAATACCATCTTTGTCTAGTATTTATCATATGTGTTTATAAATATCTAAGATGACTAAACATGAAGAACTACAAGAAAAGTTTCCCTTTCTCACAGGTATTGAATTTTCAGAAGAAGAATTTGTAGGAATAGTACAAAATAAAGACGCACAAATACTAAGTTTTTACGACATAGAAAAGTGTAGAAACGATGATGAGAAAAAATTATTATTAGAATTAGGTGATTTATGGTGGTGGGAAAGTAATAGACTATTGCCCATAGATGTATTTTTATTCAAAGAAATGCAAGATTTTAGACATTGTCTTAGAACATTTGTACTTAAAGAGACTGAAGTTTTATTTGGTCCAGTAACAAGTATGCAAAATATTCTTAAAAAGAGAATCAAAAGAAGAACAGTACAATTGGTTAAAAAGGTAGACTAACCTAATTGCTCAACCATTAAATTTAATTGAACACATATAGCAGTTGCATATCCAATAGCATGACTGCGTTTAAAGAAATAGTCATCTGTTTTAGTCCAAACTTCTTTTTCTACTTCTTCCCAACTTTTACCAACTAGATATCTTTTACCAGGTCTTATCATTGCAAGTATCATTGCTAATTGTTCTACACTTGTAGGCTTGTATTGTTGTACAATATCAAAATGATTGTTTATGTGAAACAGTTTTTCTACTACTTCTTTATGACCAAACAATTCCCACAAAGGTTCATCATTCAATAGTTTATTTAGATGCGTTTCATTTTTAATACCTTCATATATGTGGTTGTTTAAAAAGTCAACTTTAAAATATCCCATCTCTTCTGCTTCTTTGTGGTCTATTGTACTGTATCCTTCTATAGGAAAACTTGGAATAGGTTGAAAGTAAACACCAGTGTTGTGTTTATCAAACACATCATCTTTTTTAATACTTGCAGGTATGTGTTCAACAAGTTCTAAAAACTTGTTTCTATCTGCCATATCTATGTCTACGTCAAAATTAATCTTCATTTTTTTAATAGTATTCTAATACAGGTAATAATTATACCTCCAAATACAAACCATGTCAAGAAGTTATACCACCATTCAGTCAAATGTCTTTTCCTTTAAACTCTTCTGCTAACGGAAATATTTTAGCAATAACATCTGCAACTGCATGAGCAATATCAATATGTTCTTGTTGTGTACCATTAGCACCACGTAATTCTATATAATGTATCCAACTTCTTAATGTGCCATTTACATACATTCTGCTGAGTGTATTGCCTTCTGGCAATACTGCTCTTGCTTGTTCTTTAGCAATACCATTTTCTACTGCCCAAAAGTATGCCGCTCTAGCAGTTCTAATTACATCTTCCTGTGTTTTTCTCCAAGTGTCAATAATTTCATAGTCTGTTTCACTGTCTGCTGGAATGCTGTTTTGTCTATTTTTAGGATCTTGAAATCTTGCTTCTCTAACTTCAAAGTCTAAATTGTTTGTTGGGTCTGCATAACGTTGGCTAAACTCTTGGAAACTAAAACTCCTGTGCCTTAGTATTTGTCTAGCAATATCTCTAGTGGTTTCAATTTCCAAACATGCTGAAACCATTTCTAATGGCGACCAATGTTTGTGTTTCATCAAATACTTCACAAGTTTCTCACTTGTTTCTTTATTGTTTTGGTTAGTAGGATTACTTACTCTGGCACAATATGCCACTAAGTCTAATGCTGACTCGTTAAAGTCTGGTGCTTGTGAATGACTTATTAGTTTAACTTTCACTTATCCAATCTCCTTGTGTTTTTATAAATGTTTCTGCAATTTTTTCATGCAGTTCTTTTGTGTAATGCGACTTTATCATATTAAGATTTTGCTCTTGCCTTATCTTTAATAATGCTTCATGTGAACCAAATACTTCTTTGCTCATATCCCATGTGTCAAACATCTTTAAATTTTTTGCTAGTGTATTCAAAGACGTCAATTCAGGCATGTGATGTACAAATTTTAGTTTTACGTTTTTTTCATCACATACTTTTTGTATTAATGCTAATGTTCCAAAAAACCTCATAACATGACTGTATATTGGTAGTTTAAATACTTCGTCTAAATCGTTAGGGCCTGCAGTATAATTACCCCAAGAATCATATTGGTCAAATTTATAAATGCGATCCTTTTGGAATGCACGTGGTTTTGCTTTATCATCTGCTCCTAACATAGATACCCAAACTAAATTACCTTCTCTTGCTTTATTTTTAGAAGGATTAGGTAACCATTTTAGAAACCAATCATCAAATTCTTGTTCTGCAGTTGGTTTGGCAAATAAAGCCTCCATTCCAGGAATATTATCATACTCTGCTTGATAATGACTTTTAAACCATTCTTCTGTGTATTTTATTTTTTGATTACCGTTTTTTATGTCCTCTGGTAATGCAGGCAATTTATCTTGGTCTATGTTATTATCATGTAAATGTAAGTGTGTTGCTCTTGTAACGTAATACAAACAATGCGTAATACTTGGATCTTCCATAATCCTACCTATTGTAACATACCCATTTGCCTGTACATCACTAAAAGGAATGCCTTCTAATTTACATTTAAGACCAAAATGTTCTGCAATTATTTCGCCATGATGTTTGTGTTCAGGATCTGCAACTGCATAACTGTCACCTGCAAACAATATTGTACTCATATGTTTGCCTCCTCACATGCTAATTTAATTTCTTTTACTTCTTCCTTGTTATTTGCAAACAACTTCATCCAAAACGGAGGATCAATAAAATCTTTAATCATTTCTACTTGTTCATCATTAAATTTCTTTAACAGTTCATCTCCTGTTTTACTAAGATAAATTACCCAAGGACTAATTTTTGCACTTCTGATATCATGTACTGCTCTACTAGGCGATACAAGTTCAAAATAAGACTGCCAATCATTATCAGTTTCTTCACTCCATTTAGAAAGATACACAACAGTTCTTTCTAATGCTCTAAGTCCTGTTTCTTTTCTTACAAAGTCTTGTATGTAAGTGTTATAAGATTTGTCTGATGTCCATTGTTTTAACTTTACACCTTTTGTAATTAACCATTCTGTGTACTTCTCTGGTTCTAACCATTCATTGACTTGACATGCTCTACCATACTTTACAAAGGCTTCATAATATGGACTCATGATAAAGTCTTCCATACTTTTAGGTTGCTTTGCACTAGTGTTTAACTCATAAAACATTTGAAATGCTCTGTGGCTCAAACGTATGTGACTCATTTCTCTATCAGTCCAACGTCTTTTCTTTACACACATATGAACTGCAAGTGTGCTTTCACTTCTAAACTCTTTGCCACACCATTTGCATTTCATTTCTTAAATATTTCCTTTATTGTTTTATCATCCAAACCAAAGTCTTTTGCCATTTGCTTTAGGTCATCATCACTGTTTATACTTAACAATAAATCAATTTCATCTTGTTTTAAATGTGGCAAAATATCATTAACAAAATCCACCCTTTTACTTTTCTTCTTTCTTGCATTAGGTGGTTTTATATATGGGTGATGTTGTACCTTACCACTACCAGCCGCAGTCATTAGTAACCATTGCAACTCTGGGTGCTTACTAACATCACTAAACTTGTGATTGATAAGTTCATTTACCATCCAAATGTAGTCAGGTGCTTGTTTGCCTTGCACACTACTAGCATATCTCATCATCATCCAAGGACTGAATGCTTTCTTTTGCTCAGGTGTTAGTTTGTTATACCAGCCTCTATCTTTTTTATCTATGGCTCGCATAACTTCTGCTAAAGGTATTTGAGGTTTCTTAGCCATTATCCTCCGCCTACAATTTGTTGAAAGATGTTCATATAATATTTTTCACCATCTGCAACTGTTTCTTGCCAATCTGTGTTTGCGTTTTTATCTGCTTGGTCACTTATATATTTAAAACATCTAAAGTTTACATCTGCTTGTTTACATGCTTTTGCTATTGCATAGGCTTCCATATCTACCACATCTGTGATAGCCCAATCATCTGTATAACCACTAACAAAATTATCACCAGTACTACAACACATGTCACTTACAACATCTCCAAAACTAATTACACTTTCTTCTTCAAAAGGAGTTTGTCCTTCTTCGAATCCTAATTCACAACACATCATATCACGTTGTATAAAACTTTTAATTTCATGTATGCCACTAGATACACTAACACCACCAGCAGTACCAAAGTTAAAAACTGTT